GATAGACCTTTTAATTACTTTGCTCAGCCTCGTAATGAACCTTTGAATACAGAAACATTGAAAAAAGATTCTGTTGAGCAGACACAACCACGTCAGCAACCAATTCAATACGCTGAAAACTACATACAAAGAGGTCTTGAACGTGACCCAAATTGGGATTTGTAAAGACCTGAAATCTTCCTCTTTGATTACAAAAACCGTCTATTTGATGTAACGTGGAATTAACAGAGAAGTGTCTTCAGGGGAATTGAGACACAACGTGTAAATATTTAAATCTTGTATTAAAAATGAGTGTCTCAAGGCGTAGTCTAGACACTTTGACGGGTGGTATATGACAATTAAATATTATGATCTTGATAATACAACTCCTATTGTTGTCGATCTAACATTGGGTGAATTAACAGATATTTACTTCACGATTTTTGGTCAGGGTGGCTCTGATAATATGCCTGCACTTAGGAAAATAGAAACTAAATACACTCCCTGTCATATGTGCCAAAATTTGATTTTAAAACAAGATTATGAAGCACATATGCAACAGCATTGGGATGAAGAAGAATGAAACATAATGCGCATGTACTTAAGTTTAAAATGCAATTTTTTCCTATTAAGCTTTTAGCTTTTATTGCGATGTTTTTTTTCATTACAGGGATGTTATTTGGTTCTTTCCTCTCTGTATTTAAGTGTTCTTTTTAGCATCTGAAAGTTCGCATAATGTGATGCACAGATTATGTTACTAAGCCCCAGTGATAAAATTTCATATCACGGGGCTTTTTAACATCAATCTGCATTATGCGAATCTAGAAAGCCAAGCGGTGAGGGCGGGAGAAGGAGCTCCGACGCCCGACCAACCGATCCGCATGCGTAAAAAAGTCCACATTCTCTAGTGTGGACTTAACTCCCGAAAATGGGAATTTTATCCTTAATCTTGCTTCATTAGTTCTTGGCTTTTGTTATGTACAATCATCATTTTTAACATATCTTTTAATTGTTCTCTTTGTTTTCCCTCAAATCTTTCGACCTCTCTAAATAGTATCTTTAAGTCTCCGTTTATTCCTAGTTCTTCATCATCAAATAAAATCATGTCCGAGCTTACACCCAGAGCAATTACTATGTTTTTAATTGTTGATGCTCTAGGGTCGCTACCTTCTTTAAGTGCGCTGCTTATCGTGCTTGGTGGTAAAGATGCTAATTTGGCTAGTTCTTTTTGATTTATGTTTAACTCTTTACATAGGCGCTTTATGTTCGCTGATATGCTCATTTGGAACAATATTCCGTTTTAAAACCATTCATTAATATAACTTTAAAGACTATTTGAACGAAATACTGAATTATTTTGTTGATTTAAACGTTATTTTGTTTTATAAAACGGATTAACGTATATTTAGAACGATATTTCGTTTTAATAGGCTATTCTATGTTAGATAAAATCGTTATGCATATTCCTGTAGATGCCTCGCTAGTTGATATAGATAGCGAAGGTAATCATTGCATTTTCGGTTTTGACATGCTTGATCTTGGGCTTAAAAAAGTTGGCTCTTGGGATGTATATAAAGATGAGGATGGTAATACTCAGCATCGCGTTTTAAATCATGGTTATGAGCGGTTACCAACTTCATTTACTTCTATGGCTTTTAAGTTTTTCCACGAAGGTCGTTTTTTTCCACATGTCGAACTTAAAGCAAGTCCTGCAAAGATATTGCAGGGTCATAATGTATACGGAACTGATTGGATAGAGGAGGGTGCTTTGGAAATGCTAGGTTATTTAGCTGAATCCCATCCGACCCTTTATTCAATGTTAGCAATCTCAGAAACTGAAGTTTTACAACTTGATGCTACTTATTCGGCTCGTTTGAAAGATGATAACCAAGTAGCTCAAGCTCTTGATTTTATGCGTAATATGTCTTCAAGACATATTCGTAAATCCCAAAAACAGATCGTTTATAAAAATACCGTTTATTTCGGTTCTGAACGTTCTAAACGATTTGCTCGTAAAGTTTATGGCAAGTCATGCGAGTTTCAGAATCAACTTGAAGAACAAATTAAGCTGGCTAAAGCGAATGATAAATGTGCTCAACGTGTAGTTAAGGTTATGTCTGATCCAGAGCTTCAAGCTTGGACTAAAGGGCTTCTTCGTTTTGAAACTGGTATTAAGCGTTATGTTTTAAAGGAACTTGGTATTCCTACAAATTTATTTCAACTTATTCGTCACCAACGTACTAATCCGAATTTTTTAAAAGACCTATGGGTCAAAGCTAATTCCGAACTTTTTAAAGCACTTGAGGGTCATTCTATGAAAGCTCTTGATCATGATTCTATCTATGAAAATTTATGTAATGTTCATAAATCTGTAACTCCAACTGGACAAGTCCGTTTTACGAAAGCTAGAAACCTTTTTAATTTTTATTGTGCTTTAGAAACTCATGGCTTTGATGTTATGAAATCGCGCTATTCCGAAACGCGTTTTTATGCATATTTTAAAGATTTGATGTTGGCTGGTTATTCTAAGGCTTATCTTCAAAATCTACATATTGACTCTAAAAACAACGTCATACCGTTTATCAAACTTGTTGAAATTAACTTCGAAAGTCAAGTACCACCAAATTTCCAAGAGCCAGTCTCTACATTTAATCAACGTCAATTAAAACTCGTATCTTAAGGTGAAAATCATGTCTCAAATTATCTTTAAAGCAAAGCTTCTTAATGTTGACACTGGAGTTGACCAGAAAACTGGTTCTTTAACCATGCGTCTGATTTTCCAATCACAGCGTTATGACAAAGGTTTGGATCAGATTGTTCCATGTTCACAGAACGTCAAAGTTATTGAAGATCATCACCACATGAAAGATTTTTATTTGTCGTACAAAGGTCGTGAAATTTATTTACCAATTGAAATGACACCAGTTGAACGAAATATTTTTTATAAGACAACTGGTGATGGACGACCATTACAGGTTGAAGAAAAGAAAGCGCCAGAGCTAAAAGCTTAATAGTATCAAAGGCTTACTTATACGATACTTCGTATAATGTATATTATGTTAAATAGTATATCTGAAAACCTACCATATATATGACTAATCAATAACTTACGTGTATTTTTAATATGACACAATATGTTTATAAATGCAAGAAGTGCGGTAGAGAGTTCATAAAACACTCTGATTACTTCATTCATTTTTATAACTGTATTTAAAGATATCACTGGCTTTTGGGGGCGGTAATCGCAAGCCAGTGGTTCTATTGGGGATTTAAGAAATGGATATGGTCTGTAAGCAATTATCGTCAGCCGATGCTAATGGGGTGCAGACCTGTCTTACATGGGGTCAAGCCGATCTCTATTTACCACCAATGAGCTACGCCGAAGCAACACAAATTGGGGGCGCTTTTTGGTTATGTCTAGCAATCGTATGGGGATTAAAAGTCATACGAGAGCAAAATTTTGAAAAGTAAGGAGTTCATCATGAACACTAAAAAACAAGTAATGCTTCAACGTTTCAAACAAGCTGCTGTAGTAGCAACTGCTGCGGGTGTTGCTGCTGCATCTAATGCTGCTGTAGATACTACTGCAATCACTGGGGAGTTATCAGGCGCTCAAGTAGCGGGCGCCACTGTTGCAGCTGCTGCAATTTTGATTCCGTTAGGTATCAAAGTATTTAAATACATCCGTTCTGCATTTTAA